GACAAAATAAGACTTAAACATCGCAAAACACTTAGTATATGGAGGTACATTCATCAAACCCCCAAATTTAACAAACCTTTCACTAAAGAAATTAATAGAATTGTTAGAGAAACTCACTCAGGTGATAAGACACGATGGAGAAACTTGATGGGTAGTGTTGGTGGTGGTTATTACAATTTTGATGAGTCAACAAAAGAATATACCTATAGAAGTGGAATAAACTATATCAATACAGGGTATTCATATCAAGAATATATAGAGTCTGTTTTAAAAGAAAAATATGGGATTAAGTTACCATATCAAATAAACGGTGAAGGTGGTTATATTGAAGAAAGTGTTGTAGAGACATTAAAAGAGTTTTGTTATTATTTGGAACTTTACAAAGAAGATTTTCTTTTCGACGGTGAAATAAAAGACCACATTGAAAATATACGACTTAATTTAAAGGTAGTTTCTGAACGTTCAGAAAAATTAATTGCCGATAAATTTAAACATATATGGCCTAACTGTATTAGTTATATATCATCCACAGGAAATGGAGGTAATGTAAAAGATTTTATAGGGATTGATGCTGAGGTTGTATTTGATGACGGTGTGAAAACTGTACAATGTAAAGAGGTTAGTTTTATTGAAGAGAACAACGATAAGATTATATTAACCCTTACAATGGATCATTCAAAATACTCAGATATAGATTACTACGCATTTACTCACGATAAGAAATATATTGTGTTTAAAAATGATTCTGAAGGTATAGAGGTTTCAACAAAGACTACTGGTGGTAACATTTATTCGTTTAATAAAAGTCTAATTGTGTGTTCTACGTTTTAATATTTTTAACTAACTCACTACCAAAACTTTCCGAATATTCACCATCTCCCATCACTTGATCTATAATTTCTTTCTTTTTCTGTAAAATATTATATATTGTCATTTCGATAGTATTTTCAAAAACGGGGTAATAAACAAGTACACTATTCTTTTGTCCATATCTGTATGCTCTATCCTCTGCTTGTGAATGATCTGCAGGAACAAACGACAAGTCATTAAAAATAACAGTGTCTGCTGCGGTCAGAGTAATCCCAACTCCCGCCGCTTTAATGTTACCAATAAAGACCTTAACTTTATCTTCATTTTGAAATCTATCCACCGACTGTTGTCTTCTATCTTTAGACATCCTACCATCTAATACCACCGCCTTCTTTCCGTACTTCTCATAAATCATATCTAAAGACATAGTAAAGTTGGTAAAGACAATTACCTTTCTACCTTGTTCTAATACTTTATCAATTAGTTCACATGTATGATCAACTTTTTCAATCGCAATTAATTGTCTTAACTTCATTAATCTGTTAAGTGTAACGGTTAGACTTTCTTTTTTCCTATTCTCCTTACTTATTCTCAAGAACTCTGTAAGTTCATCATCGTAGAAAGAATTTTTTAATTCTAACCATATTGGTGAGATTATTTTTTCAGGTAAGTCTAATATGTCGGTCTTCATTCTTCTTAGTACCACCGCCTTGGTTTGTTCCCTTAACTCATCTAAGTTACTTGCCCCACTTGTGTTCCATATTTTTCTACCACCTACCCTGAATTGATAACCTTTACAGTATCTTAAAACATAACTCTTCCAATTTAGTGTCAAGGGTGAGTTTACAATTTTTAGTAAATTAAAGTAGTTAATCGGTCTTGAGGTCATAGGTGTCCCTGTAAGTAACCAAACCTTAGGTATTTTTGCAAGTATGTCATTTAACAGTTTTGTTCTCTGTGCTTGACTGTTCGAAATGTAGTGTGCCTCATCCACTATTGCAAGATCAAACCCTTCATTTAAAATTATTTTGTATGCGTCACTATCTTCAGTATTTTCTGTAGTATGAAAGTTTTTAAGTATGTCGTAATTTATAATGTAATATTTAAAAGTGGACCCCCACTTCTTACCTTCAACAATTAATACGTTTTCATCCGAATAAAGTTCTATTTCCCTCTTCCAATTGATTTTAAGGGATGCTGGACAAACTATTAATACTTTTTTAACGTCACTCTCCAAAGATGCAATAACGGTACTTGTAGTCTTTCCTAGTCCCATATCATCAGCAAGAATAAACTTATTGTTTGCCAATAACTTCTCTATCGCTATTTTTTGATGTTCCATTGGTGGTCTATGAGAATACGGACTATAATCTACTTCACGATCTAAAGTCTTCTCCTCTTGGATAACCGACGCTTTGGGTATCCACATAGAAACGGGTTTCATCTCTTTAGTTAAGTTACCCCATATATTATATGCCTTGTCACTTTCACATAGTAGTTTTTCCACCCACACTTGTTCAACGGGAGACATGAGTAATCGATCTTCTTGTAGTTTAGTCCCAAAAGACCTTGCAATTCCAAGATACTTTCGGGCAACCTTTGGTACTACCTCATGATATTTTATGACATAATCAGATTGTGGACGAGTTAAACTATAATTTTTCGATCTTTCGAATTTATGTTTTAAGTCCAATATATGGTTATTATAACCTGTATATCCTGTTACAATCTCCCTCGCTTGTATTTCGGGTAATAACTTTCCCATCTATAAACTAAATATAAGGAATTCAAATCAGTTTTTAAACTATTTATCTATATGAGTAAAAAATTACCAATTAAAAGAATGAGTAAATTCTTCTCTGAAGAAGACTTTGACTTTAACGTTCAAATAGGTCAAGAATATCTTCATGGGGATTTAAATATGAAATTGGTACTCTATCGTGTTGATACTGAGAGTACAGATACTGATGCTGTATATGCTGAGGTAGGGAAAGATCAAATCAAGTTCTTTCCACCTATTGAGTTTAACGCGTTAGTTAAAATAGAACCACCTAAAAATAGTTCTTATAAATCTGGTTTAGTTCGTTACATAGAACCTGGTAATATGACCGTATCTGTTTATATAAGTCATTTACGAGATTTGGGGGTTGACATAAAATACGGTGATTTTATTGCATATCCTGAGACTGAAGATAAGATTAGATATTATACGGTCGCAAATGACGGTAAAGTTACTTCAGACAATAAACATAATATGTTTGGTTTTAAACCACATTACAGAACAATAACTTGTGTACCGGCAGAAGAGTCGGAATTTAGAGGAATATAATGGCGATACCTAAAAGAAAAAATAACATAAAAGTTTACCAAGGAAACGAATTAACGGGTAGACGACAGGAATTATTAGATAAGATCACTGAAGGTGATTCGTTTCTTCCTGACTCGGTACTTCACGACGATTTAGATTTGGGTATGTTAGATTTTGTTAAGAAGAACTTTATCGTTGTTTCTAATGGTTCACAAATACCAATTATACCTAAAATATTAACTACACAACGTTGGGGTGAGTTCACTAACACATGGGACTTTGCTAATTTAGATGGTAACCCATCGTTACCTTTTATTAGTGTAATAAGAAAACCCGACGTTCAGTTAGGAACTAATCCAAGTTTACAAAGGACCATACCCGATAGACAACAATTTCATTACGCTACGGTACCAACTTGGAATGGAACTCAGGTCGGTGCGGACATTTATAAAATACCACAACCCGTACCTATTGATATAAGTTATGAAATTACCATTGTTTGTACAAGATTCAGAGATTTAAATAAATTTAATCAAATAATTCTACAAAAGTTTACTTCAAGACAAGCGTATACCACTGTTAAAGGACATTATGTCCCAATAGTTTTAGATAGTATTGAAGATAACACACCCGTGGATTTGGAGTCAAGAAGATTCTACGTTCAAAATTATAAATTCACTTTATTAGGTTTTATTATAGACGATGAGGAATTTGAAGTGAAACCCGCAGTTAGTAGATTATTTTTAATGAACGAATTTATTAAGAGTAATAATTTTGAGAAGAAGTATCTTACTAAAAATTTAGAAATTACCGTTGCTAATTTTACCGCTGATGGGGTACAAACAATTTTTAGTGTGGGTGAAACTATCGGTATTCTTTTTAATTCAACTATTAACGGTTTATTACAAGAAAGAGGTGTAGAATTTAACCATGTTTCCTTAACATCTAAAATAAGTTTTGTAGAACCACCACGAGAAGGTGCTAAAGTAACCATTACCTATTATAAAGGTAGATCGAGTGTTTTTGTTGATGGTGAAGGAAACGTAAGACAGGTTTCTACAGAATATTTTGACTACTCAGGAGGTGGACTTTCATTTACTACGGTAAACAATATAGATAGTGTTATTAGTTTAGATTTAAACGGTCTATTATTAGAAGAAGGTAGTGATTTCGATATTACGGGTGGTACTGAAGTAACACTAAACGGAGCCCCTCGAATTGGTTCAAGAATAGGTATTACTTATTTATTCTAATAAACCTATATTATACACTGTTCTACGCAGCCCAGTTGAATTTTAATTGGCAGAAACCTATTCACCATATAAACCTCTTTTTCGGTCCACACAATTGGTTTCTATCCACTTTTCCACAACTTTATAAATTTTAAAACCATTATCATCACAATACTTTTTCAAGATATCGTGGTGTTTTTGACTTATTTTAATGTTTTTCGGGGTTTTATCGCTCATAAAGATAAATATAGATAAAAAAATATCTTTAAATATCCCAAAATAAAAAACTTGGGTACTCTTTACTAAAAACTAAGATATTTATAGTAAACAATAAAAATTTATAATTAAAGTTAATCGATGGCAAATTCAAACAGAGTATTCGTTTCTCCAGGTGTATATACCTCAGAAAAGGATTTAACGTTCGTAGCACAAAGTGTGGGTGTGACCACATTAGGGTTATCAGGTGAGGCACTAAAAGGACCTGCATTTGAACCAATTCTAATAAGAAATTTTGACGAATTCAAAACATATTTTGGACCTACTTCACCAACTAAATTTTCGGACGGTAACCCAAAATACGAATTGGGTTATGTCGCAAAATCATACCTTCAAGAATCTAACCAATTATTTGTAACAAGAGTTTTAGGTTTGACGGGTTACGTACCAAAAATAACATACGCAATTAAAACATTAGGCGGAATAACAGTAGACCTTACAGGTGGAACTACAAATACGGTAGAGGAACTTATAGGTCAAGGGTACGATATTTCAACTTATTCATTATTTGAAAACCTAAGTGGGAAGACAGCAAATGATGGAAGTTCTATATCTGACTGGATTACAAATTTAGATCCCTTAGCTGACGGATCATGGTTTACTATTGGTTTAGTTGATGAGGCGGAAACATTAAGTTTGGGATCGTCTTTACAGATAGCGGGACCAATAGGAACGAACAACAATAACAATTGGTATAACACTTATTTTACAGAAAACGGTCTTGGAGTAATATCGGGTGTAAGTTCTTACCTTTTTGTTTGGGATCAGAATGATAACGGATTCAAAATAACAGAATTTAGTTATAATGCTTCAGTAAATTCTGACTACGACAATATAGTGGTACTATCACTAAGATCAAGAGGATCGTACCAAGGACAAACATTAAACCTTGAATTAGGTTTATCAAGTGACGTAAATATTGCGTCATCTACTTTAGGGACTGACCCACTATCAGAATTTACACTTAATGTTACAGGTTCTACAAGTGGTGCTAAGTCATTTACATGTACGTTGAATACGTCATCTACTAAATATGTTTCTAAAGTATTGGGTAATACTAATTTTGATAAGAAGAAAAATGAAGTACCTCTTTATGTTTTTGAAGAATATCCAAAATTATTATCGGCTCTTTACGGACAAGGACTTGTTAGAGGTTTAGATATTACACATATTTCACATAACGTAGGAAACGATTATTTAAATCAATGGGAAACACCGGCATCACCAACAGTTGTATCTGAAGTGAGAGGTGGTATTGTTTCTGACCTATTCAGTGTAATTAGTATATCAGATGGAAATGCGGCAAACACACAATTAAAAATTCAAGTTCAGAATATTGACCTTGATTCAGGTGAGTTTGATTTGATAATTAGAGATTTTAATGATACTGATATCAATATTTCAGTACTTGAAAAATTCTCAAGATGTACAATGAATCCTGACCTACCTGGTTACATCGCTAAAAAGATAGGTACTTCAGATGGTGAGTACGAGTTACGTTCGAAATATATAATGTTGAACATGGCTGAAGATGCACCTGTAGATGCGTTTCCTGCAGGATTTAAAGGATTTACATCAGATTTCTTAGGTACATCTAAAGTCGGTAACGTATTATTTAAAACAAAATATAATGTGGCGGGTGATGTTGTTTCTTATAACGCACAAGGTACAGAACAAAAAACTAACGGAGATAAAGTAAGAAAGGTTACTTTAGGTTTATCATCTCAAATTGGTTTTGATAGAGATTTATTTGAATACAAAGGAAATGCTGCGAGTTCAACCTCACACGGTTTCCACCTTTCAAGTCAGGCGTCTGGTATATCAGGTTTCAAAACAACACCATATGATTTAGAGGGGAACGATAAAGGTTTATTAGAAACTAAATCATATAGAAAATTCACATTCGCAGTTTGTGGTGGTTTTGATGGTTGGGATATCTACAGAGGAACAAGAACAAATGGAGATGGTTACATCTTTGGTAAAAACACTTATGTAAGTGGACACACATCTAACGGTGGTGTATTTAGTGATACTGTTGGAAACTCAGATTATTACGCATATTTAGCGGGAATTGAAACGTTCTCTAATCCTGAAGCGGTTGATATCAACATATTTGCAACACCAGGTATTGATTTTTATAACCATAGTTCATTAACTAATCAAGCAATTGATATGATAGAAGGTGATAGAGCGGATTCATTATACATCACTAACTCACCTAACACTTCAGATGTTGACGAAATAGTTGACCAATTGGATGAAGTTGATTTAGATACTAACTACACGGCAACATATTGGCCTTGGATACAAGTAAGAGATGGGGACAATGCAACTCAATTATACATTCCACCAACAGGTGAGGTTGTTAAGAATATTGCATTGACTGACAATGTCTCATTTCCTTGGTTCGCAGTTGCAGGTTACCAAAGAGGTTTAGTAAACGCAATCAAAGCGAGAAAGAAATTAACTTTAGATAATAGAGATGACTTGTACAGTGCAAGAATTAACCCAATAGCAACATTCTCAGATACGGGAACAATTATTTGGGGTAACAAAACTTTACAAGTTAGAGAATCTGCACTTGATAGAATCAACGTAAGAAGACTACTATTAAGAGCGAGAAAATTAATTTCAGCGGTTGCGGTTAGATTGTTATTTGAACAAAATGACGAACAAGTAAGAAATGAATTTTTAAGATTGGTTAACCCAATATTAGAATCTATTAAGAAAGAAAGAGGTTTATACGAGTTTAGAGTAGTTGTGTCTAACGATCCAGAAGACATAGACGCAAACACACTAAGAGGTAAGATTTATGTTAAACCAACTAGATCTCTTGAATTCATTGATGTAGAATTCTTAATTACTCCAACAGGAGCATCATTTGAGAATATCTAATAGAATAAAAAAGGAAAAGGGAGGGTCTAACGACTCTCCCCTATCCAAAAGTAAAAATTGAGATGACCCCAGTATATACTGGTTTAATATATACTAGATTTAATATATTATATA